GTCCTAATTTTGTCCTAAAAATCCTAAAAATCCTATTGACTATTTTCATTTTTAAAATTTAATTTTTTATTTTTTAAAAAAGTTAATAGGATTTATAGGATTTTTAGGATTTTTTCAGGATTTTTTTGTAAAAATATGACAAAATAGTAATCAAGTAAGTGTCGTAATGACCTCAGCAGGCATCGGAAGGTACGGATCAGTGCCACCTGTACCGCCTGTACCGTAAAGCTTCGCTTCAAGAGCTGCCAGTTTTGTCGGGTCAGTTGTTCTGGAATCAACAATAAGCTGAGAAGTCGGCTTAAGTCCAGCGACACCAGTGTCAACCGGAACTGTGTCAAATTCCCAGCTGAACGTCATACCTTCCGGAGACTCGTTGATTGTCTCATAAGAAGATTCAGACGGAGAAACAGTTGCTCCATAGATCAGGTGAAGCTTATAACCTGCATCGCCAAGATCCTTCTTATCACTTCCGATAAGAGTTCTGAAGCAGAAACCGAAAGTCTTTCTGGACTGCTGTCCAGCTGTAAGACCAGTAGCAAGCTGCTTCGTTCCATTACATTCCATCCACTCATCCGGGAACATGAATGCTTCAATTGTACCGCCAAATTCCTCAGTACCTCTGAGGTTGGCATAGATCTGGTTATCAGCATACTGCTTGTTGGAGTCACCACCAGACGGAGACTCACTTACGCTTGTAAGACCGGACCAAGCAACGCCGGGAGCATACTTACTGTTCTGATTGGTGCTTTCTTCATTGTAGACATACAGGACACCCCTGTCAGTACCCGCTTCTACATACTTCTGACCTTCCTGGTCCCACTTTAAAGTAAATTCAGTTGTAGGCATAGGATGTTTCCTCCTTAATAATAGAGTGTGTAAACTTCGTGATTTAAATTGTCTGCTTTGTAACCACGTTCATGGTCGCAAAACATGAAAAGAGTCGGGAATTCCTGAAACAAAGACCAGTCCGGGTCCTTCGATATGAGAATTACCGAATACCTTGTGTAACCTCGGTATTTAATGTTGTCCGCCTTGTCGAAACTAATCTTCTCTCTTGAGTAGATGATTCGATTTCCGTGGTTCATTTGTAATCCATCTGGCGGCTGGAAGTATACGTGCTCAGAACCAAGAGCTTCTTCCAGTTTTGCATGGAGTTCTTCTCTTGATTTCATTCGTATAAACCTCCAACCGACAGGGAAATTCGCGGGTAATTTGTCGGATCTGCAGCTGTTACCTTCCACTTCTGCCCAAGATACTCAACGTATCGAATGTGCGCGAAGTTTTTGTAGGCAAACGGGTCAGCAATGATTTCGATTGTAAAGTCAATCTTGATGTCATCGATAACCTGACCCGAATTCTGGTATGAGCTTCTCCAGTTTAGTTTGTCGCCAGAGTAAGGATACTCTTCCGGTTCACCATCCTGCCAAACGCCAGGTGCGGTTTTTACCGGAATTACAAATCCGACATTGCCATACCATCTAGCCATGCAAAATTACCCCCATTTTGATTACGCCTGCTTGCGAATGTAGATAGCGGAGTACGGCTTGATCAGAGCGCCAGAGCAGCGTGTCTCGATCAGGTACTTCTCCTGGTTGTAATCGATGTCGAAGTCTTCGAACATGTTGATGGAGCCGCCCTTATCAGCACCTACGTTGTAGTCGTTGAGGTTGACGATCAGCATATAGAAGTCTGCCGGTGCATACTCTTCCGGAACAGTAACGATGCGGGAAACACGAAGCTTTGTAGCCAGTTTCTGCTCGTCAGCATAGAGCGGATGACCGATTCCATCCTCAAGAAGCAGCATGTCAGAAAGAAGATCTTCTGTCATGAATGCGATCGGGCTGCCGGAGCCTCTGTAGCCCTTACGAGACTTAATAGCACCACGAATGATGGCCTTAGCCGTTGCGTCAGCGTCAGCACCCTGGGCGACATCCCACTTGATGCAGAAGAGGTCATCCTCTTTAAGGATCGGACGAATGTTGTCTTCTTTGATCTTATCCTGGCTGAGCGTGCTTCTGCCGTCACCGAAGATGTAAGCACGAGCAAGTTCCTCATCCAGCTTACCTCTCATCTCACCCTTGATCCATGCAACAACATCGAAGTCAGTGATGTCGACGATGTCATCACGATCCATCTTCTGTTTCTTGTAAACGGTCGTCGGCTCGGTTACCCTACGAAGCAGCCCAAAGACTTCCTCAGTCTTGCGGTTACCCTTCATGTAACCCTTAGCCCGGGCCTCGTCCTCTGTAATATCAGCATAAGTTGTCTTAATTCTGCTGAACGGTGTGTGGTGTACGCCGGCCATAACGACCTTAACCCACTCCTGATTGCGATCGATAAATTCCGGAGTTGTGCCGTTGACGGGTTTTGCATCCGGGAACAGATAATCGATGGACTCGATACCATACTCCGCTGCGTGTGCCAGGAATGCGTCACTCAGTCTGCCGCCGCGGCCTCTGACCTCATCGAATACGCCCTGCTGGAGGTCCATATAGTCAGCGTGAGAAAGCTCGGAACCACCTTCAGCAATGCCTTCAAATACATTAAATTTCATATCATTGTCTCCTTCCATGTCGAAGTGTTCGGCCTCTCCGCCGTCTTCATCATCTTCATCATCGTCGCCTTCATCTTTTCCGCCGGTCTGTTTCTTCAGATCTGCAGCGTTTTCAACAGCATAGGCGAATGCTGCATAAACCGTGTTTCTTTCATCTTCCGGAAGACCATTGAGAATTGCTTCCAGATCCTTGGGTTTTCCAGCCACTTCTTTCTTCTCCTCTTTCTTTTCGTCATCTGCATGCTCAAGCTCTGAGTCGTCGAAATATAAATGCTCACTCATTGAGTCCATGTAGATCGTTGCCTCATCAGCATCAAAGTCTGACTCCCAGCTTCCATCAGAATGCTCGATAATCGGATACTCGATCGTGGCACCATCGTTTGCACCAGCTAGAACAAGAGAAACTTCACGAACTCTGCCGTGGTACACTCTTCCATTACTCTCTTTAAGCTGGTTTGCATAGATACTAAGAGCCGTGACATCTCCGTGCTCAATCAGTTCTTTGGCGTTCTGACCCATTTCAGTGTTGTTCAAATATCCCTCTGCCCACAGGCCCTGCGGACGATTAGAGAGGATGCAGTGACCGATTACAGCGTCTACATCCTTGTGATTATGCATATAGACGAGCGGAACTCTTTTGCCGTCCATATCCTTGAAAGCATCCTGCTGGATAGTCCGTCCATCAGTACATCTGATGTTGTTTCGTGAGGCCCATCCTGCAAAATCATATTTCATGTCAATTCCTCCTTAACCTGCCTTTTGTTTTGCTAAAATATCCTTAATAGCGGCAGCATCTCCACCGCCCTCGGGAGCCTCTTCAGCAGGCTTTTGTGCTTCTTCTTTCTGGTTAATGTTCTTGTTCCTAAGCTCATCAGCACCTTCCTGAGTAGACGGCTTGAATCCGATAATCTGACGCACTTCGTTCGAAGAGAGAATCTCATTTCGAGTGAACTTATCAGCAATATCAGCCATCTGGTTAACTGGTACTAACCGGAACGCATCACGGAAGAACAGAATGTCCTGGCCTTGTGAACGAGCAGTCTGTGTCAGGAACTTCCAACGCATTCCATCAACAATTGCTGAGATAATCGGTTCTACGGTTCGGTTATGGTAGTTCAGCATCGTCTCTTCGTTGGCCGTTCCAGCAAAGACTTCTTCGGTCATGCCTAACTGGCTGTAGACCATCTTTGTATAGAATTCAACCTGTGCTAGGAGTTTGTTTTCGATAGCTCGATTGAGCTGTGTGATGTGTTCTGCGGCATCAATGTAAGCGATACCGTATTTGGAATCTGCCAATTGACCCTCAATTTCTGCTCGTCTCTGCTCTGCAGCTAGCTTTTTGGCCGGTGACTTAAGCGGATAAGGAAGCTGAATAATGAGATCAAGCTTACCGTTAGCGTTCTGTTCGTCAATCGTATCAAGCAAGTTGAGTTTCCTGATCAGTCGCTGTAAAGTCGAATTATACTGATTCATTACAGAGTACAGCGGATTCTCAATGATTGCTGTGAATGATTTGTCAACAAAAATCTGCTCGTGTTTACCCGTATCTTCATTATAGAGATCAACCTTTACCTGGGTTGGATACCACTCAAGTACCTTGCCGCATCGGAGTTCAAGCGGATCGAAACTTCCACTAAATGGGTTTCCGTCAGCTCGTGTAGGAACAACAGCAATCACACCTTCATCCATAAGCGACATAGCAACATCCTGTCTGAATGCTCTAGCCGTCTGGTCTCGATTGGCAGCAAGAGTAAAACAAGAATTAAGACCGGACTTCATGGATTCTTTGTAACGTCCATTCTCGTCCAGTCTTACATGTTCAACCCTTAATGAAGCCACATCGATGGCAATTCTGGTGTAGATCGCATTAACAAAAGAGCGCTCATTACCGTAATGAAGTCGTTTCCGGTCCGGTCTCTGAGCGCTTCCGTATTCTCGTCTAATTGTCGGGTCTCTGCCCATGAACGCATTCCAAGCATTCGTAAACCTGTTTAGTAAGCCCATAGGCAATTACCCCCATTTTGAATTGTTTCTAGTCATTACGCACCTCACCAATTATACCGATTGTCGTTATACTCAGGATGGCCCCACAAATCATACTCATCAAGGATCTCGATCTGATGCTCTTGTAGGGTTTCTATCCGCATAGTGTCCGATTTCGTACGATCTGTTTCTTTTTTATCGTTAGTCATGGTTCGCATGATGTTACCAACCTGCCTAAACTGATCAGCGGTAGTTAATGATTCTTCTTCCCACTCTTTTAATGCCGAAATCATCTTCTTACAATCTGGGTCGTTTTCGAAGATACTTTTAACATGCTCGCCACGGGCTAACTTACGTTCAGTATCTATTCTAACGGCCAAATCGCTTAGAGCATTACTTCGCATCTCTTCAACCTCAACCCTAAAACTCGAAATGCATTCGTTATCTGTTTTTCGTGGGAGCTCTTTTCCGGTCGAATCGTATCTTGGCATTCGGTTACTTTCAAGATACTTTTTAGCCGCACTGTTGTAATCGCCGTTTTCTACATCATGATAAGCGCTGCGTGCTAACTTTTCAGCGTCGGTATAATTTGGATAGCGC